CGCTCAGGGTCGAAGACGCGCTCGATGGCTTCATCCACGGTGAGGTAGTCCTCGGTCTCGGTGCGAGGGTCGAACTTGTAGCTTTTCAGCTGCTCGTCATGGACCATCTTAATGAACCATGGCAGCGTCGCCGCATGCTGGAGGCGCTCGTCGGCGCTCTCTGCAAGCTGGCCTTGGAGCTTCTCGCGGTATTCCGTGCGCTGGCGCTCGATGGCCGCCTGCTCCGCGCGCTCTTGCTCTTTGGCATCGCGCTCTTCCAATAGCCTCTGGAGCTTCAGGCGCTCGGCTTTCTCCGCCTCGAGCTTCTTGGCGAACTCGCTGACCACAGGGTCCTTGCGCAGGTCGCCACGATGCATGCGCGCCAGGCGCTCGCGCTGCCATTCGTCCACGGACTTCCCGAACATCAGCTGAAAGGCAGCGTCCTCGTCGCCTGACTCGATGGCCTGCTTGGCCTCTGCAAACGGGCGGAGCTGGGCAACGAGTTCGCGCGCCTCGCTCTTGACCGCCTCGTGCGCCGCTACGACTTCCTCTTCGCGCGCGCGTAGCTTGGCCGCCTCTTTGGCGTTCTCCTTGCGCCACGCCGCCCACTGCCCGCCTGGAATCTTCTCCGGGTCGCAGTCGATGAGCTTCAGCGCCTCGGCAATCTTGCCCTCTCGGACTAGGCGCTTCGCCTTTCCGAGGCTTCCAGCAAACTCCGGAACCTGGTCAGCGCCTCTATCATCCAGTCGTGCTGACTCGCCCTCGGCACTCCCTTGTTTTGCGGGAGCGGCTTCTTTGCCGTCTTTGGCCACCGCTTGCTTGGGAGCTTGCGACGCGGCCTTTTCGGTCTTCGCTTTGCCATCTTTCTTGTCCTTCGCCGGCAGGAACTTGCCGTCTGGCCCCCTCGGCTTCTCCCCGTTCTCGTCCAGCCCGCGCGCCGCGGCGTACGACTCAGCGTCGGCCGTATCGGCCTTCAGACGCGCTTCCGCCGCTTGCTTGGCGTACTTCTCAATAAGCGCGTTCTCCTTCGCCTCGGTCGACTCAGGAGCGGGCGCCGGCGCCTCGGGCGCGTTCGTGCCGGTAGTGGGGACGTCGGCCATTACGCCTTCCCTGGCCGGCGGCACTTCTTGAGGTTCTCTCCGTGCGTGCCCGTCGGCAAAACAGCGTCAGGCGGCGGCTCAGGAGCAGCAACGGCAGGTTCCGGGTCGACAGCCCATTCCATCTTATCGATGACCTCTGGCGTGATGTCCTTCGGAACCATCTTCTTCACGTGCTTGTCGTCTTTCATCGAATCCTCACGTGTTGGAGCGCCGCAACTAGCTGCCAGCGCCACTTGATTGCCTGGAACTTCTGCCAGTCGTCGAACGTGCTTTGAGCGACTGCGAACATCGAGCGGCGCATTCTCATTGCAGTACGCCTCCAGGCGGTAGCGCCTCAGGCGGCAACGCCATGTTCGGCGGCGGCAGCGCGTTCGGGTCCATCGGGGGCATCGGAGGCGGCGGGCCCTTCGCCTGAGCTGCAAGCGCAGCCTCTTGCGCCTTCATCTTCTGAATCTCCCGGTCGCAGTCGCCCATAAAGCGAATGAAGAAACCCAGGTTGTAGTCCGGCGCCCCGTCGAGCTCTGCAAACGCATACGCGCGGCCTACTTGCACGATGATGTCGGCAAGCGGCATGAACTTGACCGGCGGTCGGTACATGAACTTGCCAGACGCCTCGTCTTCCTTCGTCGCGTCGAGCCAGCTTTCGATATACTTCTCGATAAGCTGAGACCACGTGTTCGTGCGCGCGAGCTCCGCGTCGATGTCCTTCGCCTGAATGACGCGAAGGTAGCCGTCCTGCGAGATGATCTGCCGGTCGAGCAGCTCCGTCGCGAGCGAGAGCCTGTCAGCAGGCGTGTTCGTCAGGCCAGAGACGGCGTAGGGCTGAATCTGGTACTGGTCTTCCTCCAGGTCGAAGTCGGAAAGCTCCAAGTCCTGGAGATACCCGTCCTTGCGCTTGTACTTGACGATGTACTTCTCTTTCTTCTCCTTGGCCTCGCCCGCGATGGCCCGGCCACACGCCAGAATCTGCCTGGAGCTGCCAACGGACATCCGGCGCTCGTACGCCTGCCACTGCGGCGCGAACCTTTCGGTCGCGATGTTCTCAATCGTCCGCATGGCGATGGCAGCGTCGACGCCCGGGTCCTTCTGGCCCGTGGCCCCCATCTGCGATATGCCAGGAATCTCGAAACATTGGCCCTTGAGCAGGTTCCACCATTGCACCGTGCTCGAGCTGATAGCGTTGGGCGTGGTCACCGTCGGCTGAGGCGAGCCCTTCTTGTGGATGATGAGCGTGCGTGGGAGGTTGCCCTCGACGTCCGCTCTGTCAGTAAGCGAGCCTTCCTCGGCAACCACAACTTGGTGCGAGCCGTGTCGCTCGGCATCGCTCATCCGCTGGATGGCGCCGTTCAGCTCGCCAACCAAGTGATAGACGTTGTCGACAATCGACGCGCCATAGAGGCCCGTGAAGCGCTTCTCCCAGACGAAGAACTCGTAGGGGAAGAAGTCGAGTTCCCAGTCTTCGTCGGCCAGGTCAACCGAGCCAACGACGAGCGCGCGCCGGCCCGGCTTCGCTTTGGAGAATGGCAGGCGATACGCCTCGCGTACAAGCACGTGCGAGTGGTTGTCGACGACAGCGGAGCCGTAGAAGTCCTGGGCTCCAGTCTCGGCCGTGATGTCCGGCGCCGCGAGAATCTCCTTCTCGAACTTGGGGAACTTCGCAGCGAGCTTAAAGCGGTCGTAGGGGTAGACCTCGACGAGCGACTGCGGCTGGCCATTCTGCGCGTCGAGCGGGTCGACCATGATGGCCCACGGCAGCCGACGCGAGATGTCGACGCACTTGCGCTCGAGATTTGGCTCGTACTTCAGGACGCCGAGGTCAGCGACGCAGCAATCGCGCTCGGCTTCCAAGCCAAGCTCGTAAGCGTCCGCGGCATAGCCCTGGCGCGCGAGCATGTTCGCCTCGCAGAAGCGCTCCATCTTCTTCGCGCGCCGCTTGACGGCCCAATCGCCATCGTTGACGACGAACTGGGTCTTCGGCTTCTGCTTGCCGGCAATCTTCGCTACGGCCGTATGGACGAGTCCGCGCGCGATGTTGACGCGGAGCACGTCCCAGTCGTCGGAGCTCAGCTCGATGTTGCTGAACCACGACGACGGCGAAAGCCCAGCGAGGCGCATGCCCTCGAAGAGCTCGATGTCCCGCCGCATGCGGATACGGCGCTGCCCCTGGTCGCGCTCCCAGTCATCGCAGATGCCTTTGACCGCAGAAGCGCACTCGGCGCCGCGCAAGTTATGCCAAAGGCGTGCGTCGCTTGCGGCCACGTCTCACGCTGTGACATGGCACTACCATACACGGCAAGTAGCCTATACTGGGAGTGGGGCCGAGTTCACGTCGGCGGCGCCAACCGCTCGCGACGAGTCCGCTCGTTGACGCGATAGGATTCCGTTGGGTCTCGCCATAGCCACTCTCGCAGGCCGCAGTCGCCGCAAACCCAGAAAGAACGAACCAGCAGCAGTCTGGCAAGCTTCCCGCGCCTATGCCGGAACATCATTCCGCCGCACCACTTACACGAGACATTCATTTGGCAGAGTCCTCTCTGTCGCACCTGACCAGCATCTCGGCCTTGTAGGTGTTCCACGCTTGCGGCGCGTAGCCGGCCTGTCCTGACGTCACGAATGCCCCAGTGCGCGCTTCCTGGTCGAGAATGCGATAGCCGCTGGGGCAGGCGTCAGCTGCCTCCGCGAGGCAGTCCTTGCGGGCGCGCTGGCATTCGATGAGATAGGCGTTCTGCCCGTCAGGCGCCATCACGACGGAGCGCTTGACGCAGGAAGCAAGCAACAGAAGACCGAAGGAGATGCGGGCGTTACCCGCGCGTGTCATGGCCCACCTCAATGACTGACGTCGTCGATTGAGCCCTACTTTACCAAAGACGGCGCAGAAAGTCATCGTATCCCTGCCCTCCATTGCTTCGCCGCGCGTCGGCGGGCTTCCTCGATGGCCCGCTCCTTCTCTCGTTGCTGCTCGAGAGCATACCATTCGGGCGTGCCGCGCGCGGGCCCTTTCTCGGGCTCGTCGTCTTCATTCCAGGCCGTTGCGGCACGGAAGCCATATAGGCTCTCATCGCAGCTGTGGTTCGGCAGCCCCTGAGCCTCTTTCTGGTGCGTGTCGTCAGCCCACGGCAATTCCTCAGCTTCGTCGACGAAACACTGATTCGATCCCTCCACAACCAGGAACTCGCGGCGCTGCATGGCGCCGTTAAACAGCTTGATATAGCCTAGCTTGTTCTGTTTTTCAGCGGGCTCGATAGGCACTCCGTAGCGCTGGCGCATCTCCTCGGCGTAGCCCTTCCCGAGTCCTCCGATGTCTCCAACAATGCGGTCGAAGCGGTAGACGTCGTCGAGTTCCTGACAGATGGCGGCGCACTCCGACGGGATGAGGCCCGCCTTCTTCTCGCTCATCAGCTTGTAGACGGTCTTCGAATGCTTCTCCCAGCCGGAGACGCCCCACGCGCATTCGTCCGTGAAGCCGAAGTCCCAGCTCAGGATATGGCGCCATGGCCGTTTCTTCTCCGGCATTGGGACAATCAGGCCACGGTGAAAGGCGTGGTAGACAAGGCCGCTCGCGTCCTGAGTCCAGATGCCGTGCCGAAGCTGTTGGCGCGTCGTGACGTCCAGGCGCTCAAGCGACTTCTCGTATTCCTCCTGGTCAATGTGCGGGTTATCGTCGAGCGTGGATGGCACGAATGGACCCTGAGCCGTCTCCGGGTCGATGAACCGCTCCTTGACCCACCGGTGCCCGATGCCGCCGGGATTGGTCGCTCCGCGCGCGCGAATGGGCACTGCCGAGCCCTTCAGCCGCCGAAGGCGCGAGAGTAGGTAGACGTACCAGCTCTGAGGGAACTGGGTGAGCTCGTCCAGCCCAACGAATTGGAGTTCTGCCCCCTGGTAACGGAACCTGTCACGCTCGGTGTCCAGGTATCCGAACGACAGCGTCGCATTGGAAGGGAAGCGCCACCGGTGGTTCAGCCCGTCCCAATGCGCCTCCGTCCCTGCCAGCCACTCGTGGGAGCGCGCCATGATGGCGCCAGGCAGAGCGAGGTCAGCGTACGTGCGCCGCAGTAGGAGAGCGGCATAGCCTGGAGTGTTGACGTGCTCGAGCGCCGCCATGAGAAGCGCGTCCGACTTGCCTCCGCCGGCGGCTCCGCCGTAGAGCGCCTCCAGGTCGGTCAGCGCAAGGAACTGAGCCTGCTTAGGGTGCGGGTC